TTGCATAATGAGCATTACTAGCTTCACAATAAAAGTCTACGTAGGACTGTGTACCATTATTCTTTATAGATACTGAGCCTTGACCCAGTGTTACACCATTTGACCCACCAACTATAACACTGTCTGCCTCAAGGTTTGATATAAGAGTACCAGTTGTTATTGAAAGATCACCAGTAGAAGTACCAGTAAAAGTACCTGTACCTAACTTAAACTTGTTTTCACTTTCATCAAAACCAATAAATACATTAGCATCGTCACCTCGTTCTATAACAATACCTGCGTCACCTGTTGCTGACCCACTACGTCCATTTGCTAATTCTATTAATTTATCTGTAAGAACTTTGTTAGTTGAATTAATAGTAGTAGTGCTACCGTCTACTGTAAGATTTCCACTAACAGTTAAGTTACCACTTGCATCTTTAAACATGGCTTTATCAGCAGGATAGGTCATAAATATATCTTTAGTACCTGCTGATAAATCGACAGCAGATGTACCATTAGAACCAGATAAAATAGTAGTACGACTAAACGTATTGCCTGTGTTCCAAGTACCTATGCCTACTTCCCATTCATCTACTCCTGTACCAGTATGTGACAGGCTGTAGTAAGTAGTATCACCATTTGACATGTAAGATTGAAACTGATCAAACGTAGCAGAAGTGCCACCTAAACTGATAGCACCTGTGCCTGTAGTTGTAGTTTCTTCTTTTACACGATCTTTTAATACAAAAGCCATTTACGAAGCCTTATTATGTTATTCGGATAACTGCGTTAGATGCATCTGCTGCCGGGAATACTACAGTGAAATCACCATTAGTTGCTGTAACCGTACTACCAAAATCAAAAACTGCAATAGCTTTATTTGACTTTGATGAGTTATATATTATAGCACCATCTGCAGCTAATGTCAAAGTAGAAAATACTTCATCTGCAAAATCTAAGAAGGCTGTAGTTCCTGATAAAGTAATACTTGCACTATCTAAGTTTTGACCACCTGCACTATAGTTTGTACCAGTAGCTTCATCACTATTGCCTGTTACATCTGAGTAGTTTGTAGTAGCTGCACCATATGTACCTGTTGGTGAAGCCTTAATTAGAGCTATCTTTAATGTATCTGTGTCTAAGTCGTGAACACCCCCAAGAAGCTCTTGCTTGAAGCTGCTGCACATTGCCGTTGTGATTGCCATTTGGAAATGTCCTTATATAGGTTAAAGATGCACAAAGAGGCCAGCACTAAGCCAGCCTCTAAGTTTAACTTTATTAAGCAGCGTTGTAGATAGCTGACACCAATCCTTGTGGGCGTAGAATTTTACGTCCGTATAGGTGCATACCACGTACAATGTCTGCAAATGAGTCAGGATCTCTGTAGTTCTCAACTTTGTTGATCTGCTCTGCAGTAGCTACAGCTTCTTGCTGACCAGCTAAGATCACACCATAGTTTGCGTCTTGTGCTAGTGCTCCTGATGTACCTGCACCTGTACCTTTAGCAGGTAAGTTGTTAGATACGTGTACTGCGAAGCCATGTAAGTTGTTCATCACAAGACCGTTTTGTAGACCTGCTCCACCGAAATCTGCATTCAGAAGACGTGAATCTTCGTCCTTTAACATTTCCATGAATACTGGATCTACTACCAACCAACGTCCACGTGCATCAACGCTTGCTGTATCCATCTGACGTGCCATACGTGCGACAACAGTTAATGGTGATACAGTAGTTGCTGATAGTGAAGTTGCACCAGGCAAACGTGTTGCTAGTGGAATAGAATCACCAGTAGCATATGCTGTTGATGCTGCGTCAGCAGATCCTAATTGACCCATATCAGTAGCATCCAACTGGTTAGTCTTTAGAAATTCACCGTTGATTTCACCTGCAGTTGGGTGTTGTGCAGTACCTGAAGCTGAAGTGATCAAGGCTCCTGATGTGTCATAGCCTGACATGTAAGATAGAACGTCTACGTCAATAGCGTCAGCCATTTTATATGCTGCTCTGTCTGCAGCTAGGCTTACGAAGTCAACGTGTGAGAACTGCTCTTCAATGTCATCCATTTTAAAAGCAAAGTAGTTAGCTTTGTCAATGGTTAGCTGGAAGTCAGTGTCGTCTAACTTCTCTACAGAAATACCTGTATGACGCTGTAAAGCGTTTACAGTTACGTCTGGTTCTTTTTGGATGCGTACAACGTCACCCTGACTTGCAATGTCACCAAAGTATGAGTTGTTGGTAATTGCACTTATTACAGACGCTTTGCGTAAAGCAATTTGTGCCTGTTTGGAGTACATAATCGGGCTGAAGTTGCCGTCAAAGCCTCCGCTTGCTGATGTAATAGCCATAGTTAATTCTCCTTATAGATATGGCGTTAAAGTAATGCTACATATCCACCATGAAGAGGCTCTTTGTATTAGGGTAGTCAACGTTGCTTCTAGGCTGCGCTGCCTGTCTGCGTTGGGCCTTTACTAGGAGGTAGTTCTTTTTGTGTGGCTAGTGCTTTAGTTAAGCATACACACATTAACTGCTGTGTATATGCTATAGTTTTATCTACAATATATATTTTGTCAACTATTTTCTTGACATATCATAAATAAATCTTCCGTTACGTTGAGCGTCTAGTATTTCTTCTTGACGCTTTTCGTATTCTTTTATTGACATTGCAGCTACTTCTGACTCTTTTACATACTTAGATGTATCGTCTGGGTCAGGGGCAGTAGTTCCTTTTGCTTTGATAGAGGATGCTGCTGCTTTATCTGAGTTAACCTTTTTAGTTTTAGTAATACCCTTGTCTACTTTATACAAATCAATCACACGTGCTACAGACTTTGCATCATCTAAATTTTCATACAAAGCATCTTGTACCCACTTAGGTTGTTCTTCTGCCCAGTTATGGAAAGAGTCGTCTGAACGTATTTGATCAAAGTCAGGATGCATAGAAGCTAGTTCTGCTTCAGCCTTTTCACGTTTAGCTGTAATACGTAGTTCTTCGAACTCAGCCATACGAGATTCAAGATCCTTAGCTGTAGCCTTTGACTTCTTGTCAGCAATAGCCTCAACTATACCTGCTACGTCTGGATACTCTTTACTCCAAGCTTCTAGCTCTTCGTCAGTTTTAGGAAGTACAAGTTCGTTCTTTGATGCTTTTTTTAGTTGTACTTCTAATGCTTCTAACTTTGCGTTGAACTCTTCTTCTTTTTTCTGTGAGTGTCTACGAAGATCACCATAACGTTTCTTGAAGTTCTTTTCTTCAGCACTTAACTCAGAGTCATTTTCTTGTGCTTCTGCTTTGGGTTCTTCTTCTTGTTCGGTATCACTTTTTGCCTGTACTGGTTCAGCTTCAGGCTCTTCGCTACTGGATTTATCTTCAGTACTTTCTTCATCTTCTATACCTAGTGCTTCTTTCTTTAAAGCCAGAAGCTCTTCTTCATCTTTTTTAATACGCTCTTCATTACTTAGGTAGCCACCTTTACCCATCATTACTTTTGGGATTTCTGGTTTTACCATTGGGTTTGGTTTTGCTGGTTCGCTTGTAGCCATTTATTTTCTCCTTATGTTGGGGTCAGCCGTAGCTGAGTGGCCTTATAGTTATTTGGATATTACTTTTTCTTTTTAGCTTTTTTTCTTTTTTTGGCAACGCCACCTTTATACATCATACCTCTTCTTGGATCACCAGCATCAATATTATCTTCTTCATCAGAAGGTGCAATATCTCTACCAACCTCTGCTATACTTGACCCTGTTTCATTTGAAATTCTAGTTATATCATCTGCTCTAGCTCTTGCTTCTTCACGTTTGTCATTAGAATTATTAGTTGTTTCTCTACGTAATTCTTCAGTTTTGGTCACTGGCTTACTAAAACTGTCCTGCAGATCTTTTGATATTCTATCTACTTGTTTTGATATTTCAGGATCGAGTCCAGTTATTTCAGGATCTAGTCCAGTTATCTCTGGTGTTGTTACTTCTGGTTCATACACATCTGGTGTAGGAGGTAAAAACTTTTCTGGGTCTGTTATTGCAGCAGCAATAAAAGCTTCATTGTCTTTTGGTTTTGCTATCATCTTTGATGTTTCTTTACCAAATAATCTTTCCAAAAATGTAGACTTACCTTCTATTTCTACTAGATTATTTAACTTCATTCTATCTATGTCAGTAGTAGCAGTATCATCTAACCTTCTTTGTATTTCGTTTTTTAGTTTTCTAGATTGATCTGCCATTGCTACTTTCATAAAGATACCCATAATAGGGTTTGCACCCATAGCAAGCCTTGATAATGTATTTGTTATCTTGGAGTCCTGTTGTCCTTGTACCATATCGGTTAGTTCTTGTAAAGAAAGCTCTTTATAATTTATACTCTCTGCCACTGGCATAGAAGAATTACTATCCTTATCACTATCAGTAGATACAGAAGATGAAGGTGTTACAATAGTAGATACAGGGTAATAACCTACAGGTATTTCAGTAGTTGGTTTACCATCAACAAAAGTAATAACTATCTTGTGTCCTGCATCATTCATATATTCTCTAAGTTCAACCATGCCTGTGGGTACAGTACCCATATCACCTATAGGAGAGCCTACAGGTACATCTGCCCTAGACATATCAAAGCCACCTTTTTTTGAATAGAAAGGTTGTTCATCAGAAGCTATACCACCTTCGTTCATAGTTACAGGCTCTTCCCCAGACTCAAATATTTCTAAGTCTGATATTTCTAAACCTAATTCATTATCATCTATAGGTTCATCCATAGGTTCTCCACCTATGCGTCCATCCTCAGACATCTGAGCGTAGCCCATCTTAGCTTCAGCACGAAGATCTTCAAATAGCTTTACACCATGAAAGTTTACTACATCAGCAGGTATAACAATCTCACCTTCACTTAGGTTAGCTGGTATATCATCTCGTACATTCTCTGCTGTGGAACCCATTGGTATTTCGTTGCCTGACACAGGATCTATACCTATAGTATTGTCTGGTACTTCTTCTCCAAAGCTCATCTCCATTTGTTCTTCAACAGTACCACCTTTAGCCATACCTATTCCCTCTACTAAGAGTGAGTCATCCTGTCCTTGATACATATCTATTCCTTCTTCTACTAAACCACCATTTGAAAAGTTACGTTCTAATATATCTTCTACTTCGCTCCTGAGTGGCAAGTCTTTAACACCCATTTTCTTTTGTATTGTCAGAGCTTCATCTCTGTCTAATACACGATTTACTTTCATGTCACCACCGACTACCCAAGTTTCGGCATCTGCTTGACCATCCTGATATGTGTAACTGCCACCTTCAGGTAACTTATCATTAATATCAGTTCTGCCTCTAGCTTTCATGTAGGATAAAAGTTCTTCACTAGTATCATCAGCCATATCCACTTCAAGAAAAACCTGATCTTCTGCTCTACGTTTTACATAAAACTTTTTTTGTTTAGTTACTCTTTTCTTTTCTTCTTCAGATAGATCTGCTATTTTCTTTTTACTTATTAGTTTACCGTCAAGATAATTAAAAGTCTTTTCTTTAAAAGCTTTAGGAGTAATACCTGCCTTTATTAATTTATTTTTTTCTGCTTCATTTATTATTAAATCTTCTGGACCTAAATGATGAGCTACAGGTTTTGTAGTTGCATGATATCCTGGCCTAGAAGCTACTGCTCTTACTTTACCAAACGGTGCAACTTTACTTGGTTTTTCTACAGCAAACCCTGCTTCTCTTAGTTTATCTGCAGTTTCTTGATCTGGTAATACTTGCATATCTCCAGTTGGTTTTGCCTTTTCTCCCTTAGATCTTTTTGCACCTTTACTTGGCACATACATATTACCATTTTTACCCTTAAAAGTAATAGGTGGTATAGATGCAGATATCCACTGGCCTACTGGTATTTCATCATCAGCATTTACAAACAAAGGATAAAGCTTGCCATCTTCTGCCTGTGTTGCAATACGATAAGCTTTACGTGTCTTTTTAAAAGGTTGTGCAGCTTTTGATGATTTAACTGCTGTCATTGCAGGTTTAGCCATTGGTGCTACTAGACCTGCTGCCTCCATAGCTGTAAGCAATCCAATCTTTTTATAGTCTGGTTCTTCTTTCTTTAGTTCTTTACCTATTTCAACAACTGAGTCAAGTGGTGTTAAAGCAGTAGCAGCCTTAATAGCTTTTACACCTGTCGGTGCTTTAATACGATACTCTTTACTTAAAGGATATGTCAAATAATCCAATAAGTTTTTTTGCTTCTCATCCACCGTTTATTGTCTCCTTGAGTAGCTTCAACTTTCTTAGTACATCTATTGCACCCTGCTGTCTGTACACTATCACAGCATCATTAGCTGATTCCATTGTACGTTGTCTCATACTTATTAGTTCATCTATATGTTGTTGAAATTGTGCATAGCACTCTTTGTCATTAACCAATTGCTTGAGGTGCATTACCTGTAAATCCTTGTTCTCCTGGGACAGGTGCTGTACCTGTTCCTATTTGCGAACCGCCACCTCCAGATGTGTCAGCTACACTTTGTGGTCCTTGACCTTCAGGGCCAGCTACACCTTGTTCTGGGGTAGGTACTGGCGCTTGAAAACCTTTTAGTATTTCCGCTTGTATAGCTGCATCTCCCAAGGAATTAGTAACCTTATCAGGGTCTAAGTCCATACTCTTAGCGATCTCACGTATAATGTAATCCATCTTAGCAAAAGGTGCAAGCACTGGATTTTGTGCAACTTGTAAGAATTGCATCAATCGTTGACTACGTACTTCGTTAGCCATCAAGCTCTCTGTACCTGATGCATGAACTTCTAGGTCACCACGAATACCTTCATCAAAGTCAAACTGCATGTTAAATGCAAAAAATGCTTTACC